TATTTCCACTTCCATTTTGGGAACTATTCCCATTCTTCTTATTACCTTTGTTTCCGTTGGTGTTAGAAGAATTAGATGCTGCGGTTAGACTACCGCTAAGAAAATCTGTTGCTCCGTTTGATAGATCCATTAAAGAAGATAGTGAGTTAATAATACCTATCGTGTTTAACGCAACATCTTGAGCCATGTTTATTTGACCACCAAGTCCAACTATTTCTGAACAAGGGGATCCTTCATATTGTGAAAAAACTTGGTTAGCCCAAGTTTCAAAAGTTCCATCGGTAAATTGTTGTTGAGTAAAGTTCTCGACAAAACCATAATACCCCACCGTGACTGAGCCATTGATGGGGACTATTATAGTTTTAATATTTCCTGTACAAGGATCGGTGTAAGAATAGTTATAGGTCTGTGCATTTAGATTGAAGAAACTAAATAAGACGAACAACAAAGATATGAAAATGTTTATTCTCACTTTGGAAATACACCTTTTGATATAAGTCTAGTTACAACTCTTGATGAAGCTGTCTCTAAAGCTTTTTTTGTAGATATACCTACGGTTGATTGATTGAATTTAACATCATCTGAGATATCACCCAAGATTGATGTTGTTTTAATTGTTACGGCTTCTCCAAGTCCTGATCCTACGATAACTTGACTTGTTTCAGCATCTACAAATTTGATCTGAAGACCTAATCTTGTAGTTTGATTTACGGTTTGTTGTCCATTAACTTTTACAACTTCATCCTCTGATACTGAGAAATCATATACCTCAATATAAACAAAGTACTTAGCCAATACAACATTACCTTTCACTTCGATTTTGTTTGAAGATACTCCCTTGTCTGATGCTTTGTCTTGGGCAATCATTCTTTGTTTGATGTCTTCCTTTTCTTCAGTGAAAATAAATCTGTTAGTGTATTCCAAATATTCGATTACGATATTTGTTACACCAAGACCTACTCTTTTATCTTTTAACTCAGGATATAATTCGTAAAGTTCCTCGTTAATACCAATCTTTAATAATTGGATAGGGACCTGTATTGATCCGTCGTAATCAGCAACCGAGTCTATTGATTGTTTCTTTTCAAAATCAGCAACATATTGTTCTGTCTTAACAGAGCCAATACCCCCTCCTTTTTGAGGGGGCTGAGCTTGTACTGTTTTACATCCAATCAAAAAGAATGGTAATATGTAAAGTAGATTTTTCATTATCCTTCTACTTCTTCTTCGTTGTTATCTTTGTTTTTACCGGCAAAGTATTTGTCAACTGAAGCAATTCCAAATGAACCTAAAGTGATCCATAAGAAACCATCATATATGAATTGATTGATCGGCATTTTTTGTCCGTGAAATCCTGTCCAAATATCAACACCAAGGCAGATAACCATCATTATAAATGAACCAAAACCAACTATTGATTTTTCGTTGATGTCGTTATGATCCATAAACATTCTTACTAAGAATGATTTCTTTTTTGTTTTCTTTTCCATAATTTTAATTTTTATTTTTATTGTTTATTACCAAGATTCTTCTTCAACCTTTTTTGGTTTTTCAGGTTGTGCGGCTGGTTGTTGTGCCGGTCTTTCAATAATTCTTTCACGAACTACTCCTCCACCATTATTCTCAGTTTTTTGTTTATTTTCTTGGTTTTGTTGTACATTTAAGTTTATCACAGGTTGACCAGCAGGTGCCGCTTGCTCAGTTTTTGTTTCTTCAGCGGGTTCGTCACCTCCACCACCGTATAACATAACACCTAACCAAGTTCCACCACCAGCAATTACTGTTGTTAATGTTCCGATAATGGTCTTTTTTAATCCTGACCATGTACCATCATTTGTCTCTTGTGTTTCTTCTGACATTTTGTTTTTATTTATTTTGTGTTTATTGTTTTACAATTTTTGAAACTTTTGTTTCTCCGTTTTCCATAGTTAATGTAACTAAGTAAAGACCTCTATCTAAACTACCTAAGTTCTCAACATAGCTGTACTCTCCGTTTGGTAATTGACCATCCAAGATTGTAATTAACTTTCTTCCAACAACATCTGTAATCGATAGGTTTGCGTTTGTTGTTTCGTTTACTTCAAATGAAATTGTAACTTCATCAACAACAGGATTAGGAACTACAGAAATTGTATTCCCAACTACTTCACCCATATTACTTTTTAATACTTGAAGGATTCCGTTTGTTGGTGTGATTGTTAAATCTTTAGACTGAGTTGTTCCTGCAAACTTCAAAGATGTATAAAGAGGACTTTCTTCCCATAGATTCTGTGGTTGTTTTGCTATAAATTGTAAAGTAACAACCTCATCCCCATCTACTAATGGTTGTTCATTATTTGTAGGATCGAATCCACCCCAATCAATTTGACCATTGTTTGGATTTACGTATGTAATCCATTCCATAGCATTTGATGAAGAATACACACCTTTAAATTCTAATAGGTCCGTATCGTATTTCAATCCAAACTGAAGTGATGATAACTCTTCTCCGTTTGTAAAAACTTTAACCGGTAATTCAACCAAGTTTCCTGCTTGAACGGAAATGTGAGGAACATTAACTTCAATTGTTGATGTTGGGAAATCATACTCAACTTTGGTGTCGATTACATTATAGACTTGTGATTCTAAACCTGGTATTGGTCCAACCAATACTTCAATAGGGGTTACACGAGCCATATGATAACCTGTTCCGTTGGCGTCACCAGGAACCATTACATAATAAACCACTGAGTCAGGTTGACCCGGTAAGATATCAAATGTAAAGTTTGTTACACCTGCGATTGTTGATGTGTAGTTAGTTGCAGATCCATTAATAGTTGTGTATTGTGACGCAGTAAAGAATTTAACATCTTTTGTGTTGTTAGGCCATTGAGTAAATCTTCCTGAGATTCTACCAAACACACCCCATACGTCAGAGATTGTTGTATTATTAGACCCGTTAACATCAGCAGTGTAGTAATCAAATCCTGTCATAGTTCCGTTACCCAATACCCACTGATTGATTAATTGTGCATCTGTTGATGAGATTACGTTACCAACGCCCATAGTATCACCTTGTACCGCTAAACGAACATCCCAATAAGTTGTATCTAATGGAACTGAAATATTAAATTGTCCGTTGTTGTTTGTAGTGTATACTGAGTGTTGTGTCCAAGTGTTACCACCTAATGGTCTTCTCTCTAACGCTAACTTTAATGTTTTTGCTCCCGTACCAGTTACGTTTGTAAATGTTCCGTGATAAGCAAAGTTTACAGGTGTAAACACACCACCATAGTTATGAACACTTAAAATAGTATCCATACCGTCTTGTTTTGCGGCATATGGTGTGAATGTTTGTAAACCTGTCCAAGTCAAGTTACTGATAGATGGTAAGTTGTTGAACGTTGCCGCTGCGGCGTGTGTGAATGTGATTAAGAATCTTTCGCCGTTTGGAATTGTATACGTTGCACTTGGTCCTGTATAACTTAAAGTAATAGTAATATAACCATTTGCAGTGTTGGTTATGTACTGAAGATCTAAGTTAGTTGTTGATCCTATAAGTGCAACTGTTGCATTTGTAAAAGCAACCTTATCATAGAATACTCTGAACTGAACCCCCGCAAATTTTGTAAGGGTTGTGTTCTGTAGAGTGATCTTTGCGGTTGTATTACCTTGTGCTGTAGTCCCAACTTGATATTGAGATGCTATGATTCCCCACAATCCATTTGATGGTGCTGCCGGTACCTGTGCTTTACCGATAAACGGTAATAAAAATAAAAGTCCGAATAATAGACCTTTTAGTTGTTTCATTTTAGTAGTTTTTAAGTTTTATTTGTTTATGTTTCGGTTATTAAATCTTCAATAATATATCGTTTATAGATTTTCCAACCATATTTTTTTGATGTTCTAACTCTTCCAGAATCACAACTTAAAAAGTTACCAACATCTTTTGAGTTTATAAACACATATTCATCGTTGTTTAATATATCAATGACCTTTAGGTGTTTTTTGCTATTAGAAATCCTTTGTTTCATCAACCATTCATCATTTTTAAATTTACCACCATAGTTAGGATTATTTTCACCACTTGATCTTTCAGAAATTTTAAGTTTACTTTCTTCTGAGTGTTTTTTACCGTAAAAATGATTATTAACCCCAGATGCTTTTTGAGACATAATTTTTTTAGTTTCTTCTGACAAAACTTTTTTTTGTGTATCAGTTTTTGTTAAAAAGCAATTTAAACCTTCATTCACCGAATTAAAATGTTCTTGCCAAAATCTTTCTCTTTGGAGGAGTTCGTCTACATCGCAATATTCAATAATTTCAATTTTATGGTTTTCAACAGAGTGTTTAATTAAAGAGTTGTAAATACCTCGTTGTTTTTTGATCCTGTTAGGTGTTAAATAAAAAGAGCAACGAACTCGCAAATCTTCCGCTTCACCGATATAAACTTTATCGGTTGGGGATGTAATTTTATAAATCCCTGGTTTATTTGGAAAATTTTTGATTGTTTCTAACATTATTTTATATCTGAACTCTCAATTAGTGTGTAAGTGAATGAATTACCATGCAATTTACTTGATTTTTTACAAATTCCCATAAATATATCAAAATCTGCGGACTTTTTAAATACCTGACAACCCATTGACCAATTTTCTACGTAAGTAGAGTCGGCACCTGCTTTGTGAATATTGATACCAAAAATACCTTCCTCAATTTTATTTTCATCATAATTCATATCACGATTTGCGTCACGATATACTTTAACATTTTTTGCCTGTTTTAATGCTTCATATTTCCCTTGATGAAGACCAATTCCGTGTGAACCTCTGTATTGTCCTTCAACTAAACGAGCAATTCCGCTTTTATTTTGAGATTCTAAAATCCCTTTTTTTCCTGGATCTGTGGTTGCCGGCCATTCGTGATATTTCCACACACCCGTTTCATCTTTGTAACTTAATGTTATTAAGTCATCAAACGCATTTGTTACCTTTTGACCGGTAGCCGCGTTTCTTATTCCAATAATGTTTGCATCGAATCCTTTATTACTTGTGTCTTCGAAGTAAACATAACCTTTGGCTTTGACGGCAGCCTCGACCTGTTCTCTTGTGTATCCCATATTTTTCTTTTTCTAATAAGTATCTTAAAAATCACTAACTGTTCATTTTTTTACAACAAAAACTTTACTTTGTTGGAGATTTTACTATTTATAGGAAAATCAAAAATTATGATACTAAAAGTTGGATCAGAAGGAGCTGATGTAAAAAAACTCCAAGAAAAATTAGGCGTAGAAGCCATAGGAAAATTTGGACCTAAAACAGAAGCTGCGGTTAAATCTTGGCAAAAAGCAAATGGTTTAAAAGATGATGGTATCGTTGGTGATGCCACATGGGCAAAACTATTTGGTGAGTCGGTACCTACCACAGAAGTAATCAAAGAGGATGTGGTTATCCCATCAGGAGGTCCATTAAATATTGAAAAATTAAAAGGTCACCTTCCTGATGCGGTTCTTGCTCAGATTCCTGACACCGCAAAAAAATTCAATATTACAAATAATTTGAGATTAGCGCACTTCTTATCACAGTGCGGTCATGAGTCAGGTAATTTCAAAGCTGTAAGTGAAAACTTGAATTATTCTGCCGATGGGTTGAAAAAGATCTTTGGTAAGTATTTTCCTGGTAATCTAAATGAGTCTTACGCCCGTCAACCTGAAAAGATTGCCGCTCGTGTTTACGCATCAAGAATGGGTAATGGTGATGAAGCATCTAAAGAAGGTTTCAAGTTTAGAGGGAGAGGTTACATTCAATTAACAGGTAAAGCAAACTACACTAACTTTACAAAATTTATTGGTGAAGATTGTGTTGCAAATCCTGATTTAGTTGCAACAAAATATCCTTTGGCTTCAGCAGCATTCTTCTTTGACTCAAACAAATTGTGGGCAATCTGCGATAAAGGTGCTGATGACGCAACTGTAACTGCGGTAACAAAGAGAGTGAATGGCGGAATTTTGGGGCTTCAAGACCGTATAAAACACTTTAAAGAGTATTACAACTTACTTAAGTAAAACACAAAACCCCTCTTCACGGAGGGGTTTTTTTATGATATAATATTTATCTCGCTTGTTGTTTCAATAACTACTCTTGCTCCACAACTCAAGAGTGGTTTTTCATCACAACCTGATCCACCATATATAATTTTACTTGGACCTAAGATTTCAACTTCATTACAATATGTATTTGTTTTACCTTCCTTTATTGTAATAACAGGTAGATCAGTTCCTTTTGTTTTATTAGATCTGATGTGATGTTGATTCACATGAATTCTTTTTATTTTTGGTCTTGCCATTTCCAACCCAAAAATAATTTGGTGAAGAATCTGTGAATTGAATTTGGTTTTTTCTCAAAGAAAATGTGAAAGCTTTTTCCAACCTTGTACGATCCTGCTTGAATTGGTTTTACAATACTATGTATCTCACCTGATCTTTGGATCATTTCTGTTTCCAAACCTGTAAATTCTTCTTGTTTAGTTTCTTTTTTCTTTCTTGGTTTGTAATTTCTTTTCTTTTGCGGTACTGGTCTTTCTTTACTTACCGTTTCTTTTAATATTTCTTTTTCCATAATTTAATTTTAATTAAAAATATTTGGGTGTAAATATTTACTTCACACCCAATACTTCTTTCTTGTAATAATCATCAAACCCATCCAAGTAGTTTGTGATTGATTTATTTTTATCCGCTCCGATTATCTCATCAATAAGTCCGAACTCTTTTGCTTCTTCTGAATTGTACCATCTATCTCTTGACGAAAAATCTAAAACCTCTTGGAATGTTCTACCACAATTTTCAGCCAAGATTTTGAATAAGACGTAATTGTATTTTTCACCTTCCATTTGATCAATACGAGTATCTTGGATGTTTCCTCGTGTTCCGTGACTTACTTGGTGAGTCATTACTTTTGCGTGTATCAAAGATGATCTTTTTCCTTTTGTTCCTGATGATACAAGAACTGAACCCATCGATGCACACATACCCAAGTTTGTGGTTACTATGTCTGAACTTACATAGTTCATCAAATCCACAATACCAAGACCACACATAACAGATCCGCCAGGACTATTGATGTAAAGTGTGATGTCTTTCTTCTCAACTGAATCCAAGAACAATAATTGCGCTTGTACAATATCAGACATATGTTGGTCTACAGGTCCGGATAACCATAATATTCTATCTCTAAGTAATCTTGAGAAAATATCTATTTGGGTTGCTCTCAATTCTCTTTCTTCCAATACATACGGTGTTAATCCCGCTTCATACTGGTCTAACACCAGTGTATTAATTCCTTCGCTCTTTGCGAAACTTCTAAACTCTTTTCCGTAATTCATCTTAATTTGTTTTTTCTAATTGGTCTTCGTTAAAAATGTGAAGTAATCCGTATTCATCCATCTCACCTACAACTCGTACATGTCCTTCTACTGTTTGAAATACCGATACGATTGTACATGGGAACTTATACCCTTTCGCTTTGATTGCTTTGTCTCCTACTTTAAACTTAGGTTGGTTTGATGGGAAGTCACCATCTGATAACACAGGGTCATTCCAATTGTTTTGTTCATTCATAATTATATTTTTTCGTAAGTCATTTCAAAAATGTCAGGTTTACAAGGATAAAACTCACCCATAACTCCTTTGATTATGTAGTCACCAATACTAGCAGTCATAGATCCTTCTAAAGTTTTGATCCTTAACTCTTGATCAGTAATATAAGACATGTTACAAAAATCAAAAATCTCTAATTTGTTATCACCTGTCCATTGGATTGCGTCAATCTCTACTGGTTTTTTTCTGTATTTCATAATTTTTAATAAATTTTTATTGTTGGGTATTCTATAATCTCAACATGGTTTCTACACACTTGGTAGTGTTTATCTAAAACCTCATCAAGTAATTCTTCTTTTGTTTTGGCAGTATATATCATATAAAAACCACCATATCCCATATCAACACTATAACCAATATCTTTCCATCTACCAAACCATCCTTTTCTTTGGAGGTGGTAATTAGCATTTTTAGTTTTTACAAATCTGATTTTAATTGTTCTCATTGTTCTTCTTTTTTATCAAGTTCTTTAAGTAGAGCATCTGCTAATTTAATAGACTTTCTTGCAGTTCTAATAAAATCGTAATCAATATCGTAATTTTCTTTACTTGCTATTGCCTGCATCGCCATTGCGGCAAAGTATTCACGCTTGGTTAATCCTCCGTCAGTATATCTGTGTATATCTGATGGAAATGCTGTTTTATTTCCGTTTTCCATTGTTCTTATTCCTTAATCAATTACATCGGTTAAATACTGACCTGGACCTAATTTAACTTTGTATAAAGTTTGACCTTTTGGTGCTTCCATTTGGTCCATCTCGTCCATCCAAGTATCCCAATTTTTTTCCAATAAGTCAACAAACGCATCGTTGTTTCCTCTGTCTTTGTATCGTTGGATGTATTCATCTTTGATGTCTCTGTTTGGATATACCAATACAAATGGAATACCTTTTTTAATAAGTGCGTCTCTCACATCTTTATGTGATGATACTAAAATCTTATCTACTTTAGGGTCCTGAATGTTTCTTTCAATGTGTTCAATGTAGTTATCAGGAAAATGTTTCTTATCAAACTTTGAACTATCACTGTCCAACACATTTCTATTTGTAGTGTTGAAATAAGTTGTCTTCCCTACACCGGGGAATGCTGAATATACTTTTGTCGTCATAATTTTATTTTTTAATTCGATAATGGTGCTTTAATTGATGGGTGTGATTGATAATCTTTTAATGTGAAATCACCAACAACATAAGATTCAATACTCGGTCTTGACCCTTCATAAGTTGGGAACTGATTTAGTGTTGGTAACTCAAATGGTTCTCTACCAATCTGTTCTTTTGCCTGTTCAATATGATTTAAGTACAAGTGAGTATCACCCAAGTTTCCAATCAATTGGTCAGGAACCATATTCACTTCTTTTGCCAAGATTGTAAGTAATAATCCGTAAGACGCAATGTTGAATGGTAAACCTAAGAATGTATCTACTGAA